TTGTTATCGTTGAGCGTCGAAAGACCGCATTGACCACCATTGTTAACACTACCACCACGAAGGCAGAGACGGAAACCGCTTGTTGCGCCGGACGTATTCCAATAATAAGCACACCAGTAGGTAGTCTGGCTGCCTCCGACGGCCGTTGGAAAATTCTCCAGGTTGTCCATGGAGAGCATGGTTGCCCAGCCTTCGCCTTTTTTGATGGATGTGCTGTAGGCAATCATTCCTGTGGCATTACCGACAGTCCATGAACCATAGATGGAAGGTGCTACAAGGTGGGTGACTGTCGTATCTTCGTTGACCCTTACGAACTCATCATCCATATGATACCAGAGATGACCGTAAGAGTTTTTAAGGCCGAAGAAGGAGTTGACCTTGGCCGCATACCAGGTAGAGCCGTCATCGTTGAGTATATTGACGGTAGTCTCTCCGCAGCTATCGCCCAGGTCGAGACCGGCATCCATCGGGACGAGCGGGCGGCAGCCGTTGTAGCTATTCCACGCACTCCAGTCTTTTTGTGTCACGCCAGGACCAAGACCACCCTGATAGAGTCCGTTTGCATCTCGCTCTGTGTTGACTGCCGCCTGTGCATAGTGGGTGCCGAAGATAACCCCGAAGAGCGCAGCGGTCACGGCGAAGTGACGCATCGAGGAACAGAGCCACCCCGTGCCGTTCTTTCTGGCCGCAGCTCGCCAGTACTCTGTGTTTTGGTTGCAGGCTGGCTTGCCGAGGAACGAGCGGTTGGTGTTGTCGAGGGTGGCATCGTTATTGCCACCTCTGTAGTCTGCGCCTGTATTAAGGAAGCTAACGAGGCGACCTGTGCTGCGCTCTAAAGTGGCATGGCCAGAGGCAGAACGTGATCCGATAGGGATTGTGTAGTTATATTCACCTTTGATTGGAGTAAGTCCAACCTTCATATAGAACAAGCGGCCTACGGTCTTGAATACCAGATAGAACTTACGGTTCCATCCCCACTGGTAATGTCCCTCTGATCCGTCTAACTTTGCAGCCTCTCCTGTGGCATATTTGTGATGATCTTTGGAGTCGAGTTTTCGGCGGCTATGGTCATTCTTGACCAGGTAGCAACCGAGACCAAGCTGAATTGGCAGCTCTCTCAAGAGCTCAAGCGATCCCACATAGGTTGCTGCCTGAGGGGTTGCGTTGTCTAGATTCCAGACACGCCCGCACCAAAGATTCTGTCCCATATCTACAGCGTCTTTGAGCGACATCTGCTGTGCCGTGCCCGTCTTTCTATCGTAGACCTCAATCTGTTTGTCTGTCGAGGAAGTGTCGGCAGCAGGGAGGTCTGCCACCTGCTGCGCCCCGTCGAAGGCTGCGATGATAGCCTTGACCTTAGCCTCTTCTTCTGATGTTAATGCCATAATTAAACTGTATTTAATTGATTAAACAATGTGATTTAAATGATGCGTAATGATGAGCCCACCTTGCGTAGCTTTCCCGATGCCGACAGGCGAAGGCGTGGCTGGTGTATAGTGATGCTCACCTCTTGCCAAAGCGGTGTGTTGGCTGTTGGGATGACCCAGAACTTGGTCGTGCCCTCGCCCTTGACGATGAGGTTGCCGCTTGGGTCTGCCACCAGCGAGTCGCCCTCGGCACGTTGGAAGAGCACGCTCTGAGGGAGGTAGCTCGGTATGAGTTGGGCTGTGATGCGCTGTGCCACCTTGTTGCGTAGGCTTATCTCCGGGAGATAGGTCAGGTTCATACGCGATGGTGCGATGAAGCCTGTGGCTATCTGACCTGCCAATCCATCCATCTGTGCAATCTTGGCATCGGCTCGTTTGGCGGCAGCATCTGCCTCTGTAGCCTTTGTCTCTGCTAGAGCTGCTTGTGCTGCTGCAGCTGTAGCCTGCTCTTGTGCAGTATTGGCTGCACTCTGAGCGAGATTTGCTGCCTTGTTGGCATCGTCGGCTGCACTCTGTGCCTTGATGCTTGGTGTCTTATCGAGCCATCTGCGCCATTTGGTGTTTGTATCCGAAGGAGTTGTTGTGTTACCATCCTCCAGTGACGCATAGACTCCTGTAGATGTATGAACTATATCCCCTTCATCGTAGCCCCTAACAGTCTGTCCATCCTCTTCATATGAGTAGTCCGACTTCCAGGTACCTTGATCGGTGAAGGCGACATTACCAACAACAATGATATTTGTATTATCTGCCATATATTTATTAAACTTTAATGACTAACTTGTTTCTACGCTTGACAACATGTTCTGCGACATGGCTTCCGTAATCAATCATAAGTAACTTGTTACGATGCTGGCGGAATGACGGATACATAGCGCCGCCTCGAGCAATGACACCCGTATCGACATATTCATGCTTGGAGAGGTCCCATTGCCACCAGTTTCCGTTGCTTCCCATTTTGGGTGGATGATCGTTCATTTCCTTAGCGAGGTCGGTCTGCGTCTTTGAGTTGGTAATGGCGGCGGATGTGTCCTGCTGCCGCTTGGTTTCTGCCGTCTTGCGTGCCGTCTCGTTATTATTGCGAGTAGTTTCGGCGTTCTGACGTGCGGCTTCGTTGCTATTACGAGTACTTTCAGCCTTCACTCGGTCAGCTTCGCCCTGCGTTACCTTGGTATAAGCCGCGGCAAGAGCTTCCAGGTCTGGGTCTATATCGGTATAGGCTACTACCTGAGACCACGTTTTGCCATTATCATAGCTCACCTCTATACCCATCGTGCCGCCACGAAACTGAGGGGTCTTTCCCTCGGCTACTACACCGAGATCTTCGCCGCCTATCTCCCAATGGCCGTTGTTATTGATTACTGGCTTAATACCTGCGATCAGGTAAGCCCTTGCGAACTCGGCAGGTATCTTAACCTGCGAGCCGTTAGCCATGTAGATCCAGAAGAAGTCGGTACTCATCACAAGGCGAGATGCCGTATTCAGCTGGCTGGCTACGTCGTTGATATTTACTGCTGCCATAATACTATTCTGGTTTTATCTGCTTCATAACTCCCTCGCATGCAGCCGGGGTAAGCAGTTGCTCGGCTACACGACTGATGATTTCCTTCTCGCTATCGTCAATCTCCACCTCGCCCTGCGTTTCGTAGAGTTTATGGGCGAGCACGGAGCAGGCTAATCCCTGCCCGCGCTCATAGATGACGTTAGCTATCTCCTTGCGCATATCCATTACTGCGCATTGTGTCTTACTGAGGTCAGTAAAGACCTCTACTCTTTCCAGATTTATCTTCATATTCTTATGTTTTGTTAATGATACATATACTGCAACTGCCAATTATATCCATCCCAGATCAGAATATTAAACTGCCCGACATCATCAGAATAAAACTTATCTGAGGTTGTATGTATCTTGCCGCAGCAATATAGTCTTCTGCCTGAAACAACAGGGTCGAAATATATCCTGCTATTACCCTGTATAACAATGAGCATCTGCCCCGTCATAGGGTATTTCGGCAACTTTATATCCACCGCGCTACTGTTAGTCATAAGAATAATGCCTACTCTGTTGTTATTGATGGCATTCTGCTGTACATTGCCTGCAGCCGACATTGATAAAACATTCTGCGCAATACATCCAAGCAGGTTACCGCCAATACTTCGGATTCCGATACCTCCGTCAGTATCAACGTTGAGTGCCGCAGCAGAAGGGTCACTATAATCACGTACGGCCTGATAATCTCCGGTACCATAATCGTAGAGACTATATTTACGGATGATCACCGTATTATTATTGGCATACCCCTCTAAAGCAGAGCCATACATATCGCAGGCTCTTTGATTTCTGTGATAAACTGTACCATCAGAGTTTATAACTGGCGACAAATCAGCAGCCCTACCTGCTGCTACTTCTCTGACACAGGAATTAGTACGGGCCAGCCAAAGCGAACTATGTTCCAACATTGTTCCATTCTTGAGTTCCCAACCTTTAGAATCACTAGAATACGAACCGATACTCAGACCCGCATCCGTGATTTTCAATCCGCCAATCTGACCTGAAGTTGCATAAATCGTTCCTATAATCACGGCATCCTTTGCTGTCAGCTTGCCACCTCTAGTTATAGAAGTAGTAGCCTTGCTGCCTTCAGTACCGCCTATCCAGAACGCATAATCCGCATCATTCTTCACCCATCGGAACGAGCCGAAGATATTGTTACCCTCCATCAGGTTGAACTGTTGGCCCTGGGCGAACTTCAGAACCGCATTTTTGGCTACAATGAGAGGAGAATACATCGGACCAGCATCACTCAGTTTCGTCCATAACTTATTTTTGTCAGCGTCAACTGCTGATGGGTCGAATGAACTGCCCGTAGCCGTATGCGTAACGTTGCATTGATAGATAGACCAACCATCGTTAGCATTATTATCCTCAATATATATCAAGTCGATATACTTCTGTTCCTTGGTCAGGGCAGAATCATTATGATAAGTTGCCCCGCTCTTCCATCCTTCGGAATTTCGGACGATGCAGCCGTTCTTGCCCATCTTTCCGGCTTCGGCAAAGTTAGCTACCACAACAGGCTGACTCCAATCGTCCTGAACAGAGTCAGTACCATGTTTTCCTGCACGAACAGATTCCCATATAAACCTGTTTGTAGACGATACAGCCAGCCGTTTTGCCGTCCATCCTCCCTGCAAGATACCATTAGTACGGTAAGGCTTAGCTGGCGCCTCCGTATCGTTATTGGTAGCGATATAGGCGCGCTCCATAACGATGGCTTCAGCCTGCATCGGCATCGCCTTGCTCCAGGTTATGTTGCCTACAGCATCTACGGTTCCGTCGGTACGCCATAAACTCTCAGTAAGAGCTATCATCGATTGCCAGGCAAAGAGACCATAGTCGCCGTAGCTGTCTGTGCCGCCATCTTTGAAATATCCGATGAAGAAATAATATTCTCCTGCATCAGGCATGGATAATTTAGCAACAAGACTCTGGCCATCGCCGCTTACTACATAGGCATGCTCCGATCTGTTGAGATATTCGCTATCTTCCTTTATCTGCTTGCCCTCGCTATTGATAACCTCAGACGGCAGATAGAGACGAGAGATACATACCAGGTCATAGTTGACTTCAGAGTAAGACTTCAGCATCACCCTGATGTAGCTATCCCGAAAATGGTTAACAACCTTAATACGACGTATGCACTTGCCGTTGTTACCAAGAGCGGAAGGAGTCTTATAGAAAGTTTTTTTCTGCTTGATACCATCTAGCAGAATTTCGCTTTCTTCTGTTCCCCATACGTTAGTACTGCTGTTGTACCGGTCGATAATCTCATCTGTTGTAATCTTACCACCCAGCACGATGCTCTTGCCTCCCGTAACAGGAGCCTTCTTCGTCCAGCCGTGGCCAATATTATCCTGCGCTTTATCATATTCGGCAAGCGTTTTCAGGAAAGGAAGACCTGATGGTTCTGAAGCTGAAGACTGATAGCCTACGATGAGACCATCGCCATCCTTACCATCCTTACCATTCTCGCCATCCTTACCATTCTCGCCATCCTTACCATCCTTAGCTTTATAACCACCGCATGAAAAGGTTATAATTTCGTCCCCATCCGTAAACCATGTGATTTTCATTATCCACAGCCACGGAGTAACATCGTCAAAGGTAATTTTGCTGAAGTCTTTGCTGCCATGTTCTCTGAATAATGTCGGACTCTGGTTTATATCAGAACTACCTGCAGCATAATACCAGGTTTCGATACGTGAAATGCTCTTCGGGTAACGATTGAAGAGCTTAGGTTCAGAGAAAGTGCCATCCGCTCCTACCTCTCCCGTCTTGTACGCCACATATACATACTGCTTCTCCCGAGTCGGCTCCATCGGATCATCCTGCCATCCCTTAGGCTGCAAGGCGCCATTCCGACGGTAAGGCTGTGTAATGGAATTCGAATCAGACTGATCAGAGAGATAATAGATATACTCATATCCGTCACCATCAGCACCCGTCACGTTTGGCACTATCTTCACGGTCACATAGTCTATATAGCTGGATTCATCAAGTGTGCCTGTCACTTTGAAGACTATAGTCTGTGCAACCATGCCGAGATTAGCACCTTCTGCACACGATATAGAAGCCGTATTACCACTTATGGAATAAGACACATCCTCAGTAGTAGCTGACCTGTCTATAACAACAGAGCTTATTTTACAGTCCCTTCCGTCTACACGAAGGCTAAAATGAATATCCTCACCGAACGCTGCCAGTGCCTTGCCATTACTGTCTGTCGGAATAGTGACAATATCGTCCGTAGATGAAGCCTTAGGCGCATGCTTACCGAAATGTGCGTATTCCGCAGGGGCAGAGAAAGGTCCCCAATGACCGTTAGTTGATACTCGCTTGCTTACCCATTCGTACAGATTCACTGCATCCACACCCGTAGGATCATCCGTCCAGCCATCAGGAACAAACTCCTGGTCTGTGCGCTGATATTCAGCATTGGTAGCATAGTCGCTAGGAGTAGGGTTTGAAGGAGCGGAGTTTTTCAACTTAAAGATATACTCAATACCCTTACCGTCCTTACCATACGCAAGCACAGGGACGGATTCCTTGTCAAGTATCTGATTGTTCTTGTCGTAGAGAACGAAAGTAACCATCTTATCATCCGAGGTTACATCAACACCAGCACCAAGAGCCAAGTCTTTAGTAGCATTTTCGTCCTTTCCGTATTTCAACGACATTCCAACAGGAAGAGTAGTGAGCTTGTATCGCTTGTCGTCTGACGATGTAGCATAGACATCACAGCTTACGGAATTAACTGTCGTGTTCCCGTCCTTATCGACAATGATACTGTCAGCAGAAGGAATCAGCTCGTACACGACCGTATCAGACGATTTCAAAATGGTAAGCTCTCGGGTATACTCGTAGCTGGCTCCGGCATATTTGCCCACAACCGTGATGTCCAGTTTCGTAACCTGGTCGAGGGTATCGGCAGTAAGATTATCTGCATCAATGGTGATCATCTTTGCCTTGCCGTCAATACTCATCGAAGTCTTTAAACCTGCTACCTTAGAGAAATTGAGTGACGAAATCGCCCATGGCTCGTTATGATACATAAGTGATACCTTGGTCTTAATAGGGAAACCGATATACTTACCGGCTCTGGTATTCCAGGCTACCGATGCACTCTCATTGCTCAGATCGCAAACCATGAATGGAAGGCTGTCGTGCTGGATGCGGATAGGCATCTGCACCGTTTTCGAGGTCTTACCTTCAAGGTCTACGACGATGGTCACCATCGCATCCGACATTTTGCGCATAGCTGCGTAATCGAAATTGGTATCATCCGCAGTTCCGGCAACACCATCCTTGATGTTCCTGATACCCTTGATGAAAACGGTAGAGTTCTTCACCTCTACGTCGCAGTCCTCGCTTACTACATACAAGCGATAATGGCCTTCTGTCACGTCCTCGCTATGCGCATCTTCCTCAAGCAGGATATCCATACCCTTACGCACGAAGACGGCCGTAGAGATGCGGTACTGCTTGGTAGCCTTGCCCTCGTCCTGAGTATAGAGACCATTAATGACATTACCCATATCATCTACCGTGATGACACTCTGATACTGCGAGAGGCTCACATCATAAGCCTTCGCCTCGTTCTTTAGGTCATCGAGTCCGGAAAGACCTTGCAGGTAGTTGATGTTGCCACCGAAGTAGATATTATCCTGCACGTAGATACCATTACCCTCCGGACGCACGATACTGCCGTCCCTTTTAGTCAAAGCCAGACCACTAAGCCATCCGTATCTCGCCACACGATTCTGCGGCAGCACTTCCCAGTTGCATACACCATCCAGCACCTCGATATAGCTGTTTCCCCTCGAAGAAAAATACATGCTACTCTGGCGCTTATTATCGATAAAGCTACCATACTGGGCAAAATCCATATAGGCGCAAGGATCCGGAGTTGCCTCCGAACGTTTACCATATTCGAATACGAACTTACCCTTCTCGCTAGTGATGATTTTCTTCACATAAAAGTAAGTAGTGAAGAAACCTTTATGCAGAACGAAATTGCAATCATCCAACGCGCCTTCGGTATTTTTATCTGAACCATGGGCGTTATCTATATCGGCATAGATACCGCGGCAGATATCTCCCACCTGCAGAGATCCGTAATCGTTTCCCTCCAGATGAAGAGAGATGATGTGTTTCCCGGTATCTACACTCTCGATGGTTCCATAGCCGTTGGTGTTCCATTGCTCCGCTTTGGTTACAGAGATTTCGTTGAAGACAAACTTAGGAGCAGAGATAAACTGACGGACGAACAGGCTGTTCATCTCTGCGTCACCATTATTATCGATACTTGCGCCGGAACCATAAGCCCCGGAAACGAAATTGTATGTCATGAAGGCATAGAGTTTCGCTAATCCCTCGTCAGTTATCTGGCTCTTTCCATCTCCAAGCTGCAACCCTTTCAGCAGAGTTATCACATCCTCGAAGGTAATCTTACCTTTAGCCGTATCGTCTATATCCTTGCGCAGCATCTTCTTCTCTAGCGCGCCTCCAGGAGTGCAGTCGTCTGCCATACCTGCCTTTATTCTGTCGCCCTGGTACAGGATATAACCGTAATCATAAGAAAGTCCGTTCAACACTTCGATGTTGAAATGCTGATGACCAATACCTCCTCCACCACTATACCGGTCTGTCAGGGTACTTGCAAAGTAGTTAAAGAGAGCGTCTGCAGTAGTAACACCCCATGTTTCTGAATAGGGCTCCTGAACAGGGAAGAGCACCCCTCCACTCAGCAGCTGACGTGGAAACTCAACTAAGCGAGGGGCGATAGTAAAATTTCCGATTTCGGGTAGATGGATATCCATCTGTTTGAAATCGCTGGCATCTGACCTCGTGAGGTTCAGGTACGGACGGGCATCTGAATATTTGTATGTGAAGGTATAGTTCGAAGGCAGTTCCTTCGCCTCGTAGTTCACGTCACTCTCGGTAACGGTTATCTTACGAAGAGAATTGCCATGGTAAACATACTTACCCAGAGACGGGAAGAAATCGAGCATCCACAGGCGCTCCTTCTTGTCCAGGAACCCGGTGTTCTTCTTAAACTTGCGGGTGGTATCTACGCGATATTCCTCAGAGTCTTCTTCTATTTCTGCCACATTGTGGGTATGCTCTGCAGTATTTTCGCTGTTGCCGTAGGCGCGGAAACAGTCTACACCTCCTAGCGAATTCTCGAAGAGGAACCACTCTTCTTCTTCGCTCTTCATGTCGCTAGCATAGTAGCGTTGTACGTAGGTAACCCGCTTCCCGTCCTGTTCTACCCAGATATCGTAATAAGATGGCTGGATAGAACCGCCTATTTTCTTTGCGATAATGGCGTATTGTACCGGCACGGTATAAACGGTTCCGGCATTCATATGGTTCATCAGTACCACTTCCTTCTCTTCGTAGGCGGTCCCATTCCACATGTATGCCTTGCACTTCATCACGCTGGTGGCAGTTGCGTAATAGGTAAGGAATTCCGGAGAATAATAGGTTACGGCCTTCACCTGCGGCTGCCAGGTGAGGAAATTGTTTTTCAGAAAATTGGTAGCCGAATCAGAGAGTCTGTCCACACCGGCACGTATCACGGAGAAGGTGAATTCCTTCTTGCTGCCTTCGCTGCCAACCTCGTAAAGTGTCGCCACAAAGGATTTCATGATGTTCGGCTGAGCATAAGGTTCACTACTGTCCTTTACCTCAAAGCAGAGAAGAGGAAGGATGATATCCTTGACGGATAACGTAATCCGGTTCTTATCGTTCGGCGTATAAGTGTGCTGAACGATGTTTGCGCTTGATCCTTTATAGCGTAGAGCGAAAACCACATCAGCCTTCGAGGTACTGAATATCTCAAAGGCATTCATGGAGCCTACCATGCTCAGAGCATCTGGATATAATAAAACCTGTATCATCTTAAAATTGCTTTGATTATATTGCAAAGTTAAGATAATACAGGTATATAACAAAGGACAATATCCTACGAAATCGGTATGCATTCCAACCAGACGGTCGTACAATGATATACCCATTTGCTGTGACGGAACATCGTTGCGTGTCGGGTTTTCTGGCTTACGTATGATTTCTGCAAGCCGTATTTTTTGCCAACATACTCAGCTGAAGGAAGAGGAGGATAAATGACCTTGAAGGTGCGGTCCTGGTCGTTACCTGATTTTTTATAGTCATTCTCCGAAACCTCTACCGTCTCTTCGAATCCTAGCCACTGGTACTTGCAGGTCATTGCCGGCATTAAATCTTTCAGGCTCTCTGCCTCGTTAACAGGTGTAGTGAGCGCGATGGTTCTGAGTTCGCTTTCCGTTGGCTCACTTTTTCCCCCGAGGGTAAACTTCAGTTTGTTGAAGAAGAAACTTACGCCTCTTATCACAACCTTTCCATAAGAAGGCAGGTTCTGCTTCTGCGACTGGGAGAGGAGCAGTTTTACCTTTAGTTCCTGGAGTGAATTCCTGAGCAGGAGATCATACTGCCGGTAGAACTTCTCAAAGACACCATCCTCGCCATTATATACCAGGGAATAGTCGAACAGTTTCCGGGGCGTAGGATCTGCTGGCCGATGCGTACCAAATTTATCCGAAACTGATACATGGATATCGTATGCCGTCACGGTTCCGCAAGGCATGTTATCGGTTCCCATGTATGGGAAGGCGAGCATGACGGGAGTTGTAACTGCATCTTCGCTGGTTTCGGAATTGTCTTCCGTTGCCACCTTCATCGAAGAGTTGAGCGTAGCGTAATCTCCGATATACAGCCATCTGCCCATATCTCTCGTGATAGTCTCTCCGTCCACTTCCTGTTTATACTGCAGCATTCTTACTTCCGGTATCATCTCCGGTATCTCCACGTCTTGAGTATCAATATCATCTTCGCCGGCATCGTAACTCTGGGAACACTCTCCTATTTTGGTTTTCACCTTATAGTTGCCGGAAAATCCATCCTTGTAGAAACAGCCTTCCTCATTACTGAAGTAGGCGCCAGAATTCTTCGCTACCATATCCCTGATATCGTCATAGCTGTCTTCTGCATCGCTATCTGCCTGGTGTTTCGCACGCAGGACCACGCGCTTGTAATCGGATGCAGCCTTATAAGATAAGGTAGGCTCTTCGGTCATCTGGCGGGTGAGATCAGCAACTGGAGTGCTATCTGCCACATCTCTCAGGAAGATGATATCTGCAGTATGGGTCCCCTCGTCGGAAACGAACTCACAGAGAAACTTTTTCCGAAAAACCGAGAGGAAATCTGATACCGACACGTCCGGAAGAAGATCCTCGATGCGGATATGTCCGTTCACCATCACGTCTATCACATTATTAAGCAACACCATCTTATTAAATGGTTCCGTCTTGTCGAAGAAATTCTCCTTGAGATCATAACCGAAGTATTTGAAAACACGCTTGAGAACGTAGTTGGCACGGATGAACGGGGAAATATAATAACCCTTATCCAGACTGATCGGTATCTCGTTTACATATTCCGTAACCGGATACATGTTCCAGAAGGTATTGCCTCCTGTGTTGCAGAGAACTACTCCGTATGTTTCCGGGGCAGCCACATACTCGTAGCCGCCACCTTCCTTGTATCTCCAGTAGTTGGCTTTAGGAAGTTTCTGAAGCCTGCCCAGCTTGTTCAGTATCTTATAGGTATATTCCTTGTCCATGCCCGAGTCATCGGTAAGCAGAACCGGGAAGATATCATAGTTCTCGTTCTTGCCACCTACGAGAGATCTGCAGAACTCGATGCACTCGTCTACGGTTGTGCACCCCGGTATCATCTCGTCCTTGAAAATGCTCTTCAGCTTAACGTTCTGTATCTTCGAGTAGAAAGATCCGTCGTTGATATAGAATGAAGAAGAGATGTTCCCCTTGTGCTGTGCCGAGAGAACTATCTGTCGGCATTGGGCGAAATACTCGCCGTCTTCGATGCTTACGTTCGTAGCCACCATCTTGTCTCTCATTCCGAAGGTATCGGGGTAGTTCAGTATCATGCGGTTGTAATCGCTTGCCGGAATATCAAGCGGGGAGGTCGTTTCCCCGTAATCGTTGAAGAACGGGTTGGTACGTTCTACCTCCAGCTTGGCGTCTTCGCCAAGCTGGTAGGCCTTTCCTTTATCCAGATTTGTTATTTTCATGTTCAGAAGATTTTATTTTTTAGCAAACTTTCTCGCCTGGTTTCTCAGTTCCTGCTTGGCGTCCAAATCCGAGAGTGACACGAACGAGCGGATTCCGTCTCTCCTAAGCTCTCTGAGCAGTTCCAGGAGCTCATCATTATTGCGTCCCGACGTAGTATTTCCTGCATCGCGATGCGCAGATTCCTGCGTCCGGACGTAAAAATCTGCCCCTCCCGGAGCGATTTCCTGACTGGTCCGGGCGGACTGGCGGGCGATGCTTCCACCCAGCGCCCTGCCCTGCATGGCCATCAGATACTTGCTCATATCGAAGGTTCTTATCTGTCCGGCTCTCTGTGCTGCATCCATCAGGTTGATGAGCGGGGCGATGGTAGGATTCTCAAGGGCTGCATTCGATGCCACCCACTCCTTACTCCTGCCTCTAGGTCCCTCGCCCACGATAACGGTAGGATGATCTACGTACCCGCGCTTACCTGGTGCATATTCGGCGTTGAAGTGCTTGCCGTCCTGCTCACGCTCTACATCGATACGTCCGCCACTCTCGCGGCCGCTTGCCACACGGGAACCTACAGAAGAGGATCCACTAGCTGATCCGTTGAGGGTCATACGCTTCACCTTCTGTCGCTCAGCATTTGCCACGGCAAGCTGGGCTGCACCGGTCACACCCATCAGAGCTGCAGCAACACTTCCGGCAATTGGACCTAAATCGCTGTACGCCTTCATGATAGATGTTGCAGTATTAGAGATAATCTGAGCTACCTGCATGGCGAAGTTCACGTCAGCATACTTTTTCTGTATCTTCAGTTTCTCGTTGGCTTTTTTCTTCTCCAGTTTCTCCTGGAGTGCCGTATTACCCTCGGCAGCCTTGATTTCTGCGTCATACTTTGCATCGACGTTCGCCATCTCTGCATTCTGCAGCGCGGTCACGGTATTGCTGAAGAGTTCTGTGTAGTACTGAGCCTGCTTCATGAAGGACTCTTTCTTCATCTGCTGTACCTTCTGCTCATATTCCTGCTGAGTGATATACTGGTTGTCGAGAGCCTGCTGCAGTAATTCCAATTGTCGGTCGTACTCGCTCTGCTGGTCAAAACCGAGAGCCTGCCTAGCCTGCTTTTCCTTGTCGGCCTGTTGGGCAAGCTGCTCTGTATGCTTGGCAGTATATTCCGTCTCTATCTGAGTCTGGATATCCTTATATGCCTTCTCCAGCTGGACAGTATCTTCCCCGTTCTGCTTGGCCATATTGAGCGCAGCCTGATAATATCCCTTCAGAACTTCCAGTTTCTGGTCGCGTTGCTGTTCCAGGGTCAGTTCCTGCTGCGTCTCCCCTTGCTCCATCACCTTTGCCAGGGCGTCCTGATAAGCCTGTTCTACTGTCACTTGCTGCTCGAAATGAGCCTGTTCTGCAGCCCGGAGGTTCGCCTGCTGTTTCTCCTGGAGTGATTTCTTCTTTGCGCCATCCGCAATTCCGATATTCTGCGACTGCTCGCTATACGAGGTTTCGATGGCGAGGATGTTGGCGGTATGCTGGGTCTTCAGCGCCTGCATGGCGAGATCGTACTTCTCTTGAGATACCTGCTTCCGGGCGAGAGCCATTTCCCAGTTGTTCACATCCTGCTGATAGTCCTGGTTGGCTGCATCGATATCTGCCTGTCGGTTTTCTGAAAATCTCTTCGATGCGATATCATCAGGATTAGGCTTGGAGGTGGTATTTGTGGTTCCGGTATGACCGCCACCACCTTTTCCGCCACCACCTCCGATGCCACTGCCCGGAACTTCCGGTTCTGACGACTCCTTCACGGTCTGCTTCATGATATCCTTGCCAAAGGAGCCTGTAATGGTATGAATCTGCGTATCGAGTTGTTTGATGCTATTCGATATCGAATTGACCTGCGACTGGAAGTGACCGACTGCATCGCTCTGAGTATTACCTACCGCACCCCAGGATGTGGTATAAGAAACGCCTTGTGCTGATTTTGCGCCAGCTAGGTTCTTCTTTGCACCGGCAAGTTTAACCTCCAGTTCGGCCCGCTGCTCGGCAAGACTCTGTATCTGCTTCTTAGCACCCTGTACCTCATAGAGTTTCACCAGATTGTTGATGTAAGCCTTCAGAGCCTTATCCGATGCCTTAAACTTCTTTGTAGTCTTGTCGATGGTAGCATTATATTGAGGAACTATCTTGTTGAGAGCGTCCACGGCCTTGTATCTTTCGTCCATGGAGAGTTTCTCGTCTTTCGCCACCTTTATCAGGTTCTCCAGTTTCAGTTTTTCCTCCACCACCTGTTTCTGTGCCTCTGCCCTAATATTGTTGAGTGCCTTCTGTGCCAGCGTCGACGCGTCGGCTGCCTTCTTCATATCCCAGAGCTTCATGGCGAGCAGAGCTACTCCTGCAGCAATCAGACCGAAGACGCTTGCCTTCATGGTGGCGTTCATCGATGCCCATGCTGCCTTGGCCTGAGTAACCCTACCTGTAAGCAGGAGGAAACCTGCCTGCAGCAGTTTCATGAGTCCGGTTCCGGTAGCACAGATTACGTTCCATGCCTGCTGGGCTGCTGCTGCACCCTTGGTTACAACGATATTCGTCTTGATGGCGTTGCTGGTGGCGATTGCTACAACCGTGAAGGCTGTGAGCAGAATGCCGAGCGTCTTCACCACGCCCTGATGCTTTACACACCAGGAGATGAGACTGATGGTGTTCAGCTGCATATCTGCATAGGCATCATCCCATTGTTCCTTGAGCGGGAGGATTTCGTCACCCAGAGCCTTCTGGGCGTTCTGCAGTTCTACCGTCTTCTTGGCGGCACGGTCGGCTGCGCTGATATAGGTCTCTCCTGCCTCGGCAAGCTGGGTATCTACAATCTCTGCCACAGCCTTCATAAAGTCGCCCGTCTCCTTGGTCTTCTCTGAAATCTCGGCTGCGGATATTCCCAGGTTGTCAAGAATCAATGGGGACTTGCGACCCAAACCAGTCACGATGCTGTTGGTCATGTAGTCAACCGACTGGCCTGTCTGTTGTGCCTTCAGTTGGGCAAACTGCAAGTACTTACCGAGGTCTTCGAGTGGTATGCGGAAGTCTTTGGCTTGCACGGCTGCGGTCATCAACTGCACATCGTTGACTGTGTTCTTGGTTGCCTTGCGAAGATTCTCCAAGAGGTCAGGCTGATCCATATCCTTGAAAGCCTTGGTCACACCATCGGCGGTTTCTGCCATCTCCAAGCCACCATCAATAAGTTCTTTGACGGAATCTTTGAAACCTTGTGCGTAACTACCAAAGAGTTCTGCTGCCTTGGTCATCATGTTACCATATAGCATTCCGTTAGCTTGGTCGCTAGCCGCAAGTTCACCAAAACTTTTAGCGTTCTGTTTCAATTCAGCCATTCTACTGCTTACCTCTTGCAACTTTTGCTCCAATATATCATAAAGTTCTGGGTTGAGCGTTTTTGAGGTGTTTTCAAATTCCTTCTGCAAACTTTTCTGCTGCTTCTTCAATTGACTCATAGTCATATCAAGCACATTGAGTTTACTGGTCTGCTCGCCTATCTGAGAGGTAAGGTTGCGAATTTCCTTACCAGTCTCGGTATATTGCTTCTTGAGGTTCTTGTAGGTATCAGTCTCTTTCTTGCCAGCTGCCTCCAGCTGAATCATCTGGCTGAGTCGTGCCTTGTTCTCGGAGCGCAGCTTCTTGCTCTGCTGCTCCAGCCGGTATATTTCCTTTTGGGCTGCTGCCGCCTTCACATCGACGGTGTAGCGAATTTCGTCTTCCGTTAAATGTTTACTTGCCATAACTTATGATTTTTGAGGGTTGAGTGACTTTTCCAGTTCCTGACGGATGCCTTGGCGTATCTCATCCGTGAAGCCATAACGGAGCTTAGGGAACGTCTCGTGATAGAGCACGCCCCATACCACACGGTTGTAGAGTGCAAGGTTCCTGCGCTTGAACTTGCTGATGCGGTCGTTGCGCTGGCGGTATTGCATATCGAGGAAACGGAGATAAGGAAGGATTCGCACGAAGATGGTGCGGTTCTCGCCCGAAATCTGGCTGTCGAACGAGTGTGCGGAAAGCGTGGTGAGAAGTCTTCCGGTACGGCGCTGGAAGTTGCTGCGCACCACGTTCTCCTGTGTGGAGTATATCTTCAGGATACCTTCCTGAAGAGTCTCGTGAACAAATTTCTTTTTAACAAGACTGTCTGTTACCATATTCTTTATACATTACTAATTAGCAATGCAAATATAATAACAGGCGAGTATATGGCAAAGGACTAGTACCTGAAGAACTTTACGTATATAAGTATTCCAAACAAAGGAGTAAATATGGTACATAAAGTCAGATAAACAAGCCATTTTGCAAACATCCTCGAGCCGACAACAAACGGTCCAAGAACAAGCGCAATCACGAACGACACGAACTGCACGAAGCCAAAGAAAGTATCTAACATAATCTATATATTTTAATGTGTTACTAATTCTCGGGTGCAAAGATACACCACTTTTTCTGAAAAACCAAATTTATGCTCCAGAAAAAAATGGCCACCCTCACGGGCAGCCATCCTTAGTTAGAGAATTGACTAAATTAAATTATTTGTCACTTTATTACATGATAGACTAGAAAACTACTTTTTTCGTTCCACAGCACTTCGACCAGTTTCTCGAACATCTCCTTGAGCTGTTCATCGGTAATGCCCGAGATGTACATGCCGTTCATGCTGAGCATGTGTTCACGTGCCGGCTTGCCGGCAACCATCACTTCGCACTCCTCAAAGATAGGGTGCTTTCTTTCTTCCTCCACGTTGGCTGCAACCTTAGCTGCAGCATTTTTATTCTGATTTTCCATAATCTGCTTAATTAAATTGTTTGTTACTACCGTTATCTATATCGGTCTCCTCCTGCAAGTTGCAAGCCCTGAGCAGAGCCTTCTGCAGGTCCTCGCTGGCATTCATGGCTCCATGCATCATCACGGCGAGCATCCTGTCATCGCCGCCGCTGCCGACTGCCAGATTCAGGTCGAGATTATTATCAACATTCTCGCTGGCAGTTATCAGAAAGAAGGCTCGCTTATCGTTCTGACCTTGCCACTCGCATAGCTCTTTGGTAACCTTCTGAATGGTTCCGAGTGACTTCATGTTGCCAGGAAGTTCTGCATTGACACCTTCGCCGACTTTACTTATACCAACTGAATATCTTTTCTTATTTCCCATTATTCTACTCCTCCATCTTTAGGCTTTGGTCGGCACCATCCTTCGGGGTACATCTGCTGAGAGTCTTCGGCAAGGTTTGCCCCCCCCGAATTGCGGTAAGCCTCGAAAATCTTGTGGCGCTCGTTCTGAAGCTGCAGGTTTTTCAGAGAATGCTCGCTTTTCAGTTTAGCATACTTCTCATTGAATTCCTTGTTCGCCCGGCTGAGGGTTTCGCGGATGTTGCACTCAGTCTGCTCAAACATCTCCTGTTGCCGGTTGACATGTATCTTGTATTCCAGCTTTTCCGTCTGAAGCTTACGGTTAGAGACCGAACAGAAGGTCTTCTGGTCGTCAAGGTCCTGCTGAAGTTCCGCGCGCTTATGCTCATACTCCTCGCGTTCCTTATTGATAGCCTCGGTGTTCTTTACTAGCTGAGCATGGAATATCTCAGTTGTCATTATCTCTTTAGCAGTTTCTACTGCTCCGTCTAATACGGTCTTGATATCTTTTTCGTTACTCATTTTATTAATGTGAATTTAATCGTTTGTACTCTGCCATGTTCATGCTGATTCTCTCCAGGTATATGCCCCGCGTATTAGGAGCAGAGTAATACCTGCCGTCGAGCCAGACGATGATGGCGCGGTCGTTTTTCCTGTCATTGTAGCAGCGGATTCTGCCTCTGCGGTTGTAGTCGAGCCAGCACATTGTCTCGGTCTTGTTCGGACCCATCTGACGGCCGGTGTACTGAAACCAGGACGTTCTCAATACTACCTTGTAGAGCAGATGCGTGCGCTTGCGATGTTTGTTCTTAATTGTTCTCATAATTCTGTTGTGTTAAAATTCTCACGCTGCAAAGGTACGAAATCTTTGCTTTACGTCAAAGGACAAACATATGAGTGATGTTTGGCTACTTTCCATCCTCCTCTACCGGACGCCAGAAGACTGCAAAAACAGGGGTTTTACCATCTGCGTCGTACTCTTCGCTCTCTACGAAAATCTGAGGAGCCGCACCAAAATAGAAGACACCGTCCTTGGCTATCACTCCCTCACAACAGAATTCGGGATGGCGAGGGTCGAAGTATCTTACCCTGGTACCCTTCTTCATCCTGTCCAGGTTCTCCAGGAACTCTCTCGACTTGAGGATGACTATCTTCTTCTTGGCCACCTGCACCCACAGCGGATAGCTATGAGTCATCTCGCCTATCTTTAGAGCCAGGTCGAAGGCAGTCTTGACGCTGAAGGAATCTTTCTCAGACGACACGCTGCACGTGGTTGTGGTGACGTCCGGATAAAACTGCTTATACTCCTCCAGGAGCTGCTTGGTTGATATTTTCTTAGCCATAACTACATCACCTCCCCTCCCATAAGAAAGCCACCTAATACAGCTACTGCCATGAAGGCGAAGAAACCTGCCATGGTCATAGCTACTTCGCCATACGTAACCGCCTCCCCGCAAAGGTAGGAGAATGTCTCGCTCTTGGTCTTGGCGAGCTTCCTGATTTCACACTTGAGGGCCTTCATGCCCTCCTCTACGCTGATGCCTGCAGGGCGCACCTGAGCATCACTAATTAAAATAGAATTCTGCATATTGCATCGTCTTTTAACCATTAACAGCCGATTGTACAAAAGGGTGGCGGCTACATTCCCCGTTGGTTAAAAGACGATGACTTATCCGAGAGGACTAATCAAATCTTACGGTTCATGCAGCCGCCATTTATTGCGAGAATTATTTCTCCAGTTAGGAAAATATATTTTCCCAGTTAGGAAAAATATTTTTCCCGATTAGGCATAAAAAAAGCCTGCGGCCAGAAGCCATAGGCGAAACGGTCGCCCTGCCGGATAGTCTACTATCGTCTTTTAACCGTCGGCAAAGGTAAGAAGAAAATCCGGAACCGCCAAATAAAAATCGGGAAATTTTATCACGATGAGAATAATTAACACTTAAATATGCTGTAGAACATAAAAATGAGGGGTTTGGGGAGGGAGGGGAATGAAAAAGCCCCCGATGCGAGATGCATCGGGGGCTGATATGTTATTGTTCGCCTTTCTGATAAATCGGCGGAATCTTATTCAATACGAATACCACAGCAAGACCTATTACGGTGGTTACGCCTATAATGCCGGCCACGGTATCATGGCCATTCATGGCAAGGCTATAGGATATAAACCCGAAGAAGAGGATGAGTATGGTGGCAAGAACCTGCCCCAGCGTGCTCTGGAAAAACTTCTTCTTCACAATGGTCTTCTCCATATCGATGCGATGATCTACCTGCTTCTCGGTCATCGACATGATGCGGTCGGTGGAACCCTTAAGCGTCTGCTCGTATGCCTTGAAATCTTCAGGCGAAGGAAGAGGTCCGCTGTACGACCGCTCCTCAATGGCGAGCATCGTAGAAACAATCACCTTCCGCTTGTCTTCCGGAAGTTCCTCCAGGATATCGTTGATATTGGCAGGAATCATCTCTCCGCTACATTCTTTTTTATCTGACATAAGCCGACTTCTGCTTTAAGTTCATAACCTTTCTCATGTCATTACCGATGGCCTCCCAGTCCTTTCTCAGATCTGAAGCATTGTCGCCCTTCAGATAATCGTTGAACAGGCTGTTGTCTCCGCCCAGTCTTCCCAAGCTGATCAACCCTTCCAGTAAATTATTAAGTATTCTCATATCTTCCTTATTTTTGAGTGTCCACGTTCTGTTACTAATTCTCACGGTGCAAATATACTATTATTTTCTGAACAGAACAAACGAAAGCGGGTATTTAACACAAAAAACTTAAAAATGGGAATGAAAAGCCCCGATGCGAGATGCACCAGGGCTGATGCGCCACAAGGCTATGGCGACTTCTGTCTTATGGGGAACGATGACCCCAGCCTCATTATATCCTGTCCGCAGCCGCACGCAAGCGATTAGAAACATCGCAAAGTGCTCCACGGAGCATAACCTTCTCTTCTTCGGTGAAACCGCCTACACCACCATTTCCGTCAATACCATCGAGCTTATGATAAAGCCATGATGCCGATTTTCCGAAATAGGTATGTGCTATCTCGCGCCATGATACCGTCATCTGGATATCCTGTATGCGCTGCTTTACTGTGCTGTCCTTAGCCTGCTTCATTGTTATTTCCATAATCTTATGCTTTTTAATGCCCTCCCCGAAGGGAAGGCTGCTGTTAATACTTGTTGTAAAACTCTGGTGGCTCAATCATCTCATCAAACAACTGCTGAGCGTACCATAATAACTGTGGGTTACCTCTAGGGTATGACTTCCGGAAATTTCTGATAGCTTCTATCAGTTCTTCCTCTTTTTCTGTTACTAAAATCTTCTTCATATCGTTTTATTTTAAGACAATGCAAAGATACTACTATTTTTCGTAGTAGCCAAATATTTTATACGAAAAATCGTAGTATTAACTATGTTTAAGCTTTCTGTATGTGAAAAGGTAGAAAATGAGCAAGAAAAAGCCCCGATGCATCTCGCACCGGGGTTTCCTGATAATTTTGATAACTTTATAAACTTGGAAAACCGTACTCTACAACAAGAACGATAGATTTCCATATGAGAATTAGAACACACGCTTGTGCAATGTTAGAAGATCATAACTGTAACTAATAATCATGAGTATAAAAAAGATACATCTAATATAAAATTCAGCCTAACTATACATACCTATAAACACTTAAACTATTTCTTAAACATGATAATCCTGGGATAAGAGAGCCGGGAGTGCGGGTTCTGACTTACCACCTCCATGCGCACACCCTTGGTCCCATAGCGGAAGAAGAGGAACTTCTTCGGCACACGATGAACAATCATCTGAAGGGTATCGCGACTCTCGATATGCACCTGCATGCTGTCGCCCTCGATATCGCCCCGCAGGGTTATCCATGGATCGCTCCAGGAAACCGTCTGCGAGACGTCGGGCGGTCGGTAAAGACCGGAAAGACTTCGACTGCATGTATCGTGAGGAACCGGCTGGATGGCTGCCTTCACGTCTACCTTGGTGGTGGTAGAGGTTGTAGCTGCCGCCATGATCCGGCTGCTCTTTATCTTGAGCTCCTTTCTGTTAACGGCAAGGAGAGAGTCGGGGTTACGCTTTAGGTCAGACGTCTTCAACGTGATGGCTGGCACGGAAGCTCTTGGCCTGCCTGACTGCGTCCGTCCTATCTCTACCCTGCCGTTGTGAAGGAGGATATCCTGATTCTCTTTCGTGCGCTCCGCTTCGCCCCTGAGGTCGTGACACTCCTTGAATGCCACAACCAGGGCGAGCGGAATCAGCACTAGAAAAATAACCTTAATAAAACCTATAAACCTATTCACAACTTACAACAAATAACAACAAAACACTTAAAACTTATACACACTTCCGCTGGATCGTCTTGATAATCGAGGTAATGGTGGTGAGGTACGTAGGATCTGTAGCGTACTTGCACCCTACCCCGTCGCATATCTTCTGGGCAAACTTGAACGGGTCCTTACGGTATGGCCAGGCATCTTTATAGCCCGACTTCTGGAAGAGACGTTCATGTTCCTTCAGACAGTCGCCTACGGAATCGAAATCCTTGAAGGCACGCATCACGGTATAATACCAGAGATTTTTGCCTGCTACCTTACACACGGAGACGATGCGGTCTGGCTCCTTGAACTTCTGCTTAGAAGTCTTGAAGTACTCGTGAGTCTTCACCATGACGATATCTCCGTCCCATTGGCTACCCTTGGTAATACCGAAGAGGTTAGCCTTGCCGATAACCCTTGCACCCCATCCTGTCTCAAGCATCGCCTGGGCAGTAACGAAGGCAGGATCTATTTCTGTTTTTGCCTCCACGGCCGCAGCATACACCTGACGGGCGAAGGCTAATTGAGCTTTACTTGCCATACCTTTATATATATTATAATAATGTATACCTATGATGCATCATCGGGCGCATCTTTTTCTGAAAAGTTGATAGGCCCGCCGCCGATGTAGTCTCCCTTGTCGTTGAAGTCCTTCATGTGCCTCACAAAGTTCTTCGGAAATATCGGATATATAGCCTGTATGTTCTCGATAATGGAGAATATCTCGCGTACCATCATAAACACGCAGATATAGGTTCCTATCCATTGCATCGCGCCGACAGTAGAGCCCTCTACGGTGGCATGACTTGCAAAATTACTCAGGACCATCAGGAAGATGTAGATTACAATCTTCTTCGTGAACCTGGAGAAGAAGGATTCGCTAGACGCATCCTTGTGGATAAGGTGTTTCCATACACCCAGGATGGTATCAATAAAGATGGCTATCGCTATCCACTTGGCGAATTCCCAGTCCTGATACACATACTGGAACCCTTCCGACACAGCCGTCAGAGGGAGCGAGGTGATTGCTATCATCGGTATATTACGTTTATATTGTTTCATAACATTTCGGCGCCTTATGTTTTTAGACATTGCAAAATTACACAAATATTCCGGATCCGCAAAGGACGCTAGCGCATCATCTGGCGCGACAGCCGGTGAACATCCAGGATATCTGCACCTGTGGCAGATAGCATGAGGGTCCAGCCGTAGCTCTGGAGTTCTGCAGATACGAACGGAATGATCTCGCAGGTAGTAATACTCTCCCGGTCCATCCAGTAGAGTCCTTCTGTCTCCACATCTGCCATGATACGGGCATGAACCTTCGAAAGCATCTGAAGGGTGCGGTCGTTAGCTATGACTCGTTCGAGCATATCAGCATGAGCAGATAACTTCATCGCTACAGTTACGGCTATGCGCTGGGTACATTGGAAACTCCGGCGCCCATCGCTCTGCATATCCACTTCTCCGTAATCTACGAACAGGAAGGAACCGGTAAGTTTATCGATGCGTTGCTTCAGTTCGTCGAACGACTGGCCGTAAACATAGTTTTCTATCTCCGGAACCAGTTCTTTCTCGGGCATCTCCTTGATTACCTTGAGCACGGTAGCATATTCTTCCATGCTACTCTCGCCCTTGTTGGCAATACCCTTCGTAACTCCTGCAGAAGCAGGAAACTTGGCGAAATATTCGAATAAATCCAATAACATAGGCTTTTATATTTTTGTCGCAGAGAGGTTGTTTCCCTGCCTTAGTTATATAATCTTTTTAACTATCTCCAGAGGTAACCCTACCTCGTCTGCTATCTTGGCCAACTCCATACCGGTAGCCTTCAGACTCTTTACTCCCTCGATGGTCTTCTTCCTGAGAATACGGAGATATGTAAGCACGTTCAGCTGTTCTACCTGGCGGGCATTACCCAGTCCATCTTTGGAGAGATCGTAGAGCGCATCGGTTGCATCGGTAGTAATACTGCTGCCCTCCTTCGGTATGAACTTGGTAAGCAGGGAAAATTCAGTCTTCGAGAAGAGGAAATTATTTACTGCAGTAAAGTTCAAAGCTATCGCCCGGAGAGTGTTGACAGGCAGTTTCTTGAACTTCAGGGCGAGTTTCTGTGCCTCTTCCGATGAATACACTCCCTTGTCGAAGTAGAGTATTGCAGCCAGCAGAGGAAGACTTTCCTCGCCCATATCGAGCAGCTGGCGCGCCTCGATATACTGAAGGGCCGTGAGCGAACAGGTGAGCGACTTGAAGTCTGTATTGACCTCGTAGCCATAATAGGCTTTCTTGTCGATAAAGATAATCGGCAACTGCTGACGGCAGAAACAGAGATCGAGCACGAACTTATCATCTTTCTCCTGGAAGATGAACGAGAGCTGACTGGCTATAGACATGAAGTTCTCCAGAGTTCGCTCATCGCGCTTAATCTTGTTCAGGTTCCATCCCTTCATGTAGCAGAGGAACAGACATTTCACGGCGCCTGGGGAAAACTGCCCACTCTCCATAAGAGAAAGCAGCTCCACCAGCTTCAGATATTGGGCAGAAGTGAGTAGTTCCCATGAGTTCGGAATTTCATGTTCTATTCCGTTTGCTCTTACGGTTATCGTCTTTTTCATAAGCTTATGGCATTAAATACATATTATCGTCCGGACGGTTCTCGGCTGAGAAGGAAAGAAAATCGTTTCCTTCCTGAGCATCGAGGAGCATATCCACATTATGCAGCAGATCTTCTACCTCCCCGTCTAGCTGTGTGGCGAGCTGTAGCGCACGGCTTGCCTCGTCGCTGCCTGAGCGGGTGGCGGTATTGTCGTCGAAGAGGTTGCGGATGGTGGCAGGGAACTCCAGGATATCGAAACGTCTGAGAGCCTTCGCCACGGTCTTCTTTACCAGGGCACGCTTGAGCATAGGCAGCGCCTTCTGGGCAAACTCAGCAAACGTCTGGTCTTCTCCTCCCTGTTCAAGTCGGTCAAAGTAGGCGCCTATGCTTTCGTCAAGCACTTCCTTCTGGAGAGGAACGCAACGGAAAAAGAAGAGATACGAGAGGTCGATAGGATAAATTTCATCGAATTCATCGGCAGTATCTACCTTCAGCTTACTGAGCATCTTGTAGTAATTGGTCTTGCGCCAGTCTTCCATGGCAAGACGGATATCGGAAGGATCATCGGCACTAACCTCTTCAGTAAGTTCGGAAATCAACGAATCCATCGCATTAAAGTAGTTCTCCATATAGGAGCGCTTCATGCCTTCCATCTCGTACTTGTAGAGATTAATATCGTTCTTCCTGCGGTTCACGGCATCGAAGATAATCTGAGTAGCTAGCGTAAGGTTCGCCATGGCAGCGCGGAGAAAATCCTTGATGCCACTCTCTTCTTCTTCGATGCTCACAATATCAGAGAACGTATTGTTGCCGATGATGGCAACAATACGCTTGCGCGCAGCTACGGCAGAGCCCTGAAGGCTGTCGAAGTCGGCGCTTGTATCTGCACCAGGTGCGCAGTTGCAGAACTGCGCATAACTGGCGAAGAGTTGATTGAGTTGAAATTTCTTATTCATGCCTGTTGCTGGTTAAGTCGTTGGGATGGTGTTATATCTTCCTGCCGTTGTGGAACCTCGCGGTAGAACCCTAGCCTGCAGCCCTGCTTGTAGAGTTCCGGGAAGTTCATGCGCAACGCCCAGTTGAGCGGTTCTGCGCAGACTTCGTCCTCTGAGGTGAGCGACATGATGTAGATGAGATAATTATAATAGGTATCACTTCCACTCTTCGAGATGACGCCATCCTTGTCTACTGCAGATATGGCTGCATCGAGACCTACCGAAGACAGGAGGGCTTGCTCGGTACGCTTGTCGTAGGAGATGAGCGCCTCGATATATTCCTTATACTTGAGGTCAATGGTCTCCACCTTCCACGACTGTTCGTGCCCCTGGGCATCCATGAAGGAGATGGAAGAGAAACCTTTGCCCTGGTTGTCTGCACCTGACAGATAGGAGCTGAACTTGCGTACCTCGTCACGAACATACCGGACCATGCACGACTCCTTGAAGTCTGTACCGATATCGATACCGTTATACTTCAGCAGTTCCATGCCCTTCGCCTTGCGTCGCTTATTCTCCTCGCAGAGCTTGGTCATCTGGGTGCGCTTGCTCTGGATCCAGGCGTTAGGGATAATGACGTGAACCTTTGCAGCGAGGGAGTTTTTCAGAAAACTGTTAATGTATCGGGCTGTCTTGTTACTACCTTGGATGTACGGGCGAGCTCCCTGATGCGTCTCGTTGGCTCCGTAGAATTCGTCTACTGATTTCTCTCTGTGATGAGAGATCGCAGCGTATTTATAGTTGTCAACTTCGTTAAAGCTGAACTTTGGATAAACCGAGTAACTCGATAAGCCATAAGCGAATCGCCCTACTACAACCTGCTTGAAGTCTCCGTACGAAATCAATTCTGAAGCAACATCCTGGCGGGTAGTTGCCAGTCGGCAGTAACGGTTCTCCATCGCCTCAAGCGCAGCCACCGGCTTACCCATACCTATCACCTTGCCTCGGGTAAAACGCCACTTCACGAAGAAGTCGCCAAAGTAATAGAAGTTTTTGATGCACGTTTTGCAGAACTCCTCAACGGAAGGGATGCCGCGGGAACTCCAGGAGTCGAGCCATTCCATTACTTCAGGCTGTTCCTCGTACTTGCGTACCAGCTTACCGTCCTCAATAGCCTGTTTGTATACAGCGAGTCCGTGACCATAGAGCATCTTGATCTCCTTTGAATAGAGACGAGGGAGCAGTCGGTTTTCTTTGATCTCCTTGGTCACTTCGTCGCATTGCTGGTTGTTGTGGCCACGCATCAACACCTGATATCCCTGTATGCCCAGATAGTGATGCTGCTGCATCCAGAGCGTGCCACCGAATGGAGACTCCAGGAGTGGCGACTGGAAGAGCTGGTCTGCACCAAAGATGGTGTCGCCTTCACCTAGCTGGAAGGTGAAGGTATTGCCATCGGCAAGGTAGATGCCGGCGTTGCCATACATGTCTATTTCGTATTCTTTCATAACCAATTTATTTTGTGAAGTTTAAATCCGTCTTGAGGGAAGCCCATGTACCTGATGAGTATCCGGTAACACATCTTTGGCTCTCCATCTTCGTCTGTATAGAGAAGGTAGTTCTCTCCATCGATGGCGAAACACTCCTTCGGCAACTGGGTTCGATACTTACAATGCCGGCGCACCTGCAGCTTTGCGCTCGCCTCGCCTCTCGACCTTGAGTAAGGAAAGAAAACCAGGGTGAACTCCCCATCGGGCAGCTTACTGATCTCTCTGGCCCACTGGAGTGCCGTTACGCCATCCATGATGATGTTCTTGCTTGTCTTGCTCATAATGATGCGAAGATAGTGAAAAATTATTGCCCTGCAAAAGACCGGCTGCACCTGTTCCCCGTCATATTTCCGAGAAACATAAGGCCTGCACCTCTCTTTCCTTTCCTAGCGGTGCGTGCTCGTTTGGGTGAGGTGTTTTTGGGAGTTTTTCTCCCAGCCGGTCTGCTTGGGCTGATTATCAGCATTTTAGCATTTATACCCTTTCATTTTCCGCAAATTATTGATATGCCCGTGAAAATTATTACTGCAGAAATGCAGCATTATTCTGCGTTTATATCTCGAAATTGTCCGGTAAATCGGTAGGATATGTACTTAATTCCGCCTTCACGGCATCAGAATAAAGGCCGTAAAGTAGGTAAATCATCGCAGAAGGCAGTTGCGTGGTGAGTCCTGCCTGGTTCTTCAGTTGCTGTTTCTTCTCCGAACTCTTATCAAGTTCTATCTTCCCGTCCGTTTTCTTCAGAGGGGATATCATGATGGCAGAGCAGAGGTTCTTGCACTCATTCTCGTCGATACGGATAATAGGCAGGAGCGGACTGCGTTCACCAAAGAGCATCTGACAGAGTTTGAACTGCTGCCAATGGTATATCGTTGGCGCATCTTCGTTATAGAGTATCACCATGAAGCCATACGACTCCAGGGCAGCCTTCAGATTGAGTGAGTCGGTAGTTATCTGTTCCCGTTCCTCCCTGCGCTTGTTACCGGCACGGTCTGGATAGAGATAAATCGTCTTGTTGACGGCTGCTGATCCGAAGAACTGGTGCACCTCTGCCACGAGGTCGTTGTAATCCTTAGGCAAGAAGGCAAAGAACTCCTTGATGATGTCGAGACGCCTACCGTAATCTTTCTTCTGGGCAACGATGAGCGACTGGAAGTTACCAGGGTCATATCCCATGTAGAGCGGTTCCTGAGGGTCGTAGTGCAGAAGATACTCTGCCGTAAGGATAAACCTATCCTTCAGATTCAGGCGAAGAATGGACTCATACTTATAGCTATCCTTGAACTGATGCTTTGCGTGGTCGTAGTTGATAAAGAACTTATTGGTTACCTCCTTGTGGCGGATGGCGCAGATAGCCGTGAGGAACTCGTCCGTATCAAGAGTGTCCAACTGAGTCTTGAAAAACTTCGGTCCCAGGATATCCTTATTACAGAAAGAGGATGCGCGGATATAGTAGATGGCATTACGCCTCATATCTGCCAGACGAGGTTTCCATCTCGACACGAAGGCATTGAGCTTAACAGACTCAAGGCGCATCTTCTCCAGGAGAACAGGGTCTTTCGAGTCTCGTTCCTGCTGCTTGAGCACGAACAAGCGGTAGAGGCTTCTGTTAACTTCCAGGGCAACGGTTGCAATCTCCTCGATAAGTTTCGGGTTCACCTTCTTTTCATAATCCTCAAACCAGTCATCTTCGCCGAGGTCGACGCGAGCCGTATCACTCACACCCGTAACACCCTCATAATAAGCAGAACAGCGCACATTGGCTGGACCTCCACGTAAAGACGGGAACAGGCGGGTTTTGAGTTTTTCTCCACTATTATGCTTCATTTCTTCAACGAAAGCGTGCACGGCATTTCTACCGGCAACGGATTCCGGCTGGTCGCTTGATACGAGCTGAAGGTGGGCGCCATTTCGGAATATCACGCTATGCTTAGCATAGGCTATCGGATATCGGGGTTTCCGGAAGTGGGAAGGCAGCGTGCTCTCTCCTACTACGTAATCAATACCATATTCCAGCATGGATCTCTGTTGCCCGTTCACTACTACCTGACGCGAGAAGTATGCCTGTATGTTTGGCCAGACGTTGGTCATCAGCGCCACATACGTCTTGTGCACCAGGAAAGATAACTCTCCCGGCATATCGTTGGCAACACGTATCAGGCGAGGACCAGTCACACCTTCGGTCTTACCTCCGGCACGGGCAACCTCGGCAAAAAGCATGTTGGGGTCGATGATGTTGGCAAGCAGCTGCATGTTGTTCATGTAGTAATGCTCGAATTCACCGAGGGTATTGTCATTCAAAATCAGTTGGCTCATCACTTAGATCCTCCACTATTTCCGCTTCCTGAATATCAGCATCACGAAGCAATCGTTTCTTTTCTGAACTCTCGATAGGCAAACCATCGATGAGAGATATATAAAAACCACGGTTGTACTTGCCGGCAATTTCCTTGAGGTTCTTTTTCTGAAAACCTAGCTCTTCCGGGGTAACCTCTGGAGTAATGAGGAACACAACTCCGAGATCTCTATCTGCCTCTGCCTGTTCGGACGCACGTCTGCGGCATTCCAGAGCTTGATCCATACAGGCTTTCTGCATTTTATAGTCACGTTTGGCAGAACAGAGCTTGGCAAGGTCTTCATACTTGTTGGCAAAATCATTTTCCCAGACTTTTATGGCCACATTGCAATCTACATTAAAGTAAGATATTGCCTGATTGATACGAGTCATACAGGTGCGCACATCGAGGGATATCTTCTGCTGCGAAGCAATACGCTGTTTGAGTTTGCGGGCGCCACGGGTAATGTTACGTTCATACTCGTAGATTTCGACTGCCCATTGCAGCTGCTTCAGAAAGGTCTGCACATCCTCTGGAATGCCTTTGCCCTCACCTGTAGTCAGAAAGGTGGTTATGAGGTCTGGATGAACGCTCTCCAGTTTTTCTATCTCGCTTTTCATACGCCAAACAACTCCTTTCTAAGTTTCAGTTCTTCGCGATCCTGCATCCGCTCATTCAGTAGTTTGATGGCATCGAGGTCGCCGTTTGCTGCCAACTCGGCTATCTTCTCGTCTGCCTTGAGTTGAGCCTGCTCTAGTACACCTCCGTTCTTCACCATCGAGACGCAGGTTTCTGCAATCTTCCGTAATTCCGTCTTATCCATCTTATCTATCTGATTTATCTGATTTGTCACTATATTGTTCCATTACCATCTTGAACATACGTTCACGTTCCTGATGACGCTGGAGATTCTCACGGTCGCTGGTACGTTTGTCCTTGCGATCATCTCTTTTAATGTAGCTCTTATAGCGCTTGATATTATCGAGCACGTTCTTGTGTTTATGAAGAAACTCGGCAGGGTCCTTCTTGAAGAGCTTCACGAGTTCATCGAATTCCGACTTGCCCTTCAGCAATGGATGCTTATACAGGAACTTGCCCGTATCGTTGTAAGCCTTCAGCTCATCGAATGCCTGAAGGTTTCTGATGCGGAGTTCTGCCATGGCAGCCACATCGTCCGCCTTCGGTTTTTTATCCAGAAGCTCGTCGAGTTTCTTCATTTTGCGCCAGGTATTAATGCGGTCGTTATAGATGACGGTTGCCATCTGCACGTCCTCGTTATAGAGGTTATCCCAGTCGATATTAGGATATTCCTCTTCTTTTTGAACTACTTTTTTTTTGAGTCCTCGCCAGGGTCGGCAGTATCAGGCTGTTCTGATTCCTGCTGGCTTTCGCCTTCAGGAGTCTCTCCTTCGGTTGAAGTATTACTTGAACCATCTGCTGGTATCTGCTCTTCTCCAGATGAAGTATTACTTGAACCATCTGCTGGTCCCTGCTCTTCTCCAGCTGAAGTATTACTTGAACCATCTGCTGGTCCCTGCTCTTCTCCAGTTGAAGTATTACTTGAACCGCCTTCCGGTCCCTGTCCATCTCCAGTTGAAGTATTACTTGAACCGCCTTCCGGTCCCTGCTCATCATCGGCTGGGATATCGTCAATGTTTTCATTTAATTTCTCGAAATAGATTCGATGGTCTACGATATCCCCTTCATCGCACTCATCCAAAAGGGCGTAGAGTATTTCGTCTGCATAACGTTTCGGGTCACGGGCGAAACGAGTAAGTTTAGGATGGCGAGGGTTTACATCATCCAGGAGAGCAAGGTCGGCTTCAGCGTGTCCGACTCCTCTAAGCTTATTGAATAATTGCAATTTTTCTCTTCTACTAATCATACCTTATATATATTATAAAAGGTGCGCCACCTCTTGTGGCGACACACCTTAAAATTAACTAATAAACTAAATAAAATGAGAAACGCTAAGAAATTGTTGTCTTACCAGTTGAAGAACCTGAAGCCGTATTCTGCTTTGTGCTAGGAGCCGTATCTGAATGAGCGGCAGCCTCGGCAGCTGTCACACCAAGAGGATCCTCAGCATACAGACAAGGGAGGTCAACGGATGTGCGCTTGAAGGTGAAGGTGGTGTATCGGCCTTCCTTATCATCCTTAGTCTCTGTATTATTGAGAATCATAGGGCGCTCAGGTTCGCCGACGATATACCATTGGGTTTCCTTTACATGCTTATAAAGAATAATAAACTTACCACCAGCATACTGCTCAATGAAGTTATAGAGATCCACGCGAGTACCACCCATGATGATTACCAGGTTATTCTCACCAGATGTCGTAACATCTCCCTTCTCTGTCGTAGCCGTAAATGTAGGAATATCGTGCGCATCGAAGAGGTATGCCTTCAGGGTGTCGGCGGCAGCCGTCTTAAACGGCATTGCCTTGACTTTACGGTCTTTATCCGGCTGAGGGAAGGCCTTCGACAAATCAATTAAAGTTGTAGGGACCAATACCACCTGGTAAGCAATGGCGGAACCATGGGTATCTCGGTCTGTCACATCATCGATAGATGTCAGCGCAACGAACGAAGCCATAGAGACTCCTGTGCCACCTATACCGAAGGTAGATGTAGGATCAGCTAACATCTGCAGAAGCGAAACGATGCCGAGCAGCATAATGAGCGTCATGAAGAGAAGACGGCCCTTATGCTGGGCATAATGATAACCCTTGTTAGGATTATAAGTACGAGAACGTACTGGAATATTGTTTTTCTTCATAATTTTTTCTGAAAATGTAGGCGAGGTACGCTGTACCTCACCTACGAGTTAACAATATATATATAATAAGGACTAACGGCCTCCAGGAACATTAGGCTGAACAGCCTTGTTAATGGTTCGCTTGCCACCTACGCGACGTTCGAGCTCACGGAACTTCTCGTCCTTACCGAGAATAACCATGATGTAGTCGCCAGCCTGGCTAGGAGTCCAGTCTGCGGTAATGTTTGCAAACTTGCCGCTCTTGGCGATGGTAAGCTGATGTTTAGTATCATCCTCACCTATCTCGATACAGTAAGCTACGCCAGCCTTCGCATTCGTGATATCCTCGATAGCGGTTGCTGTAGTAGTAGCATCTGTAATCTGCCAGAAGCCGTTTGCACCGTTAATTTCTGCGCCGATGACAGTTGCAGGGAGGTTGGTAAAAATCTGCTGGAATTCGTAATCGTTGGCATCCATGGCAGCCTTATTGTCGAACTTGCGACCGGTAAAGGCTGCGCCACAACCTTCTTTCCATGTACTCCAGGCACGAACCATCTCCATCTGCTCCTCCATCTTTACGGCGAACATCTCACCAGGGAGGTTCTCTACGAATTGAATATTGCCAGGAACGTCCATAAACATCCAGCAAGACTTACCCTCGTATGGGAGCCACTTAATCTGGATAGTAGAGTCTGGGACACGGTTCTTGTAGCCGTTAGGACCGGTGAAGTCCTGATCCTTGCCGTAAGTCTCGCGGCAGTTAGCAAGCCACCAGTCAATATGGTTCTCGTTGAGATAGAGAACATGGTTATCGATGGTCATGCCCTCAGAGAGGTGAGTCTTAACGTCGGTAATGAACTCCTTAACCGCATCCAGCATATTAGCTGAAGTATAAGTATTGTAGCTCTTATTGGCAAATGGCTTGATGCTGTAGTCATGGATGTAACGGAGCAATGTGTACCAGATACCTGTACCTGCATTGAGATAGCTTGATGCCTGACCTGTCTCTGGCTTTACATAAATACCACGCATACGACGCTGGTTCTGCTCGTCCTGAGCCTTCTTCAGAAGGTTGAGGAGACAGAATTCAACCATAGACCACTTGATAGGATCAGAGCCTTCCTTGTTGAGATAAGCGATATACTTGCGCTCAAGTTCCTTCATTGGGCCGAACTTAACTTTAATCATAGCGTCATCAACATAGCCCATCTCGTTTTCGAGCTGCATGCCACCCTTGTAGATCTCACCTTCCTGGTAGCCCTGAGATACCTCGTCGAAGAATGCGTTGAAGAGAATATCGCGATCCTGAACACCATACCGAACAGGGAAGAACTCTGTAAGATTACGAAGCTCAAGGATTCGGGCAATAAGCGCATCCTGGCGAAGGATGACGAACTGGTCACCCAGTCCGGCATTATCCACGCCTGAGTAATTGGTAGCAAACTGGCCGGAAGCGAGAGCTTTAACGTTACCGAGCTCGTTGCGTACCTGGTGATACTTGTAGCGTTCCTGGAGTGATCTCGCGAACGCCATCGCTTCGGTACGGAATGCCTTGCCGTCTGTCTCCTCGTTTGGCGTAGATGCTAAAGCTATCTCAGGATTAGCGACAATGCGGTTCCAGCGCTTTTTCATATCGAACATAGAATGCTCGATACCAAAAAGGTAGTTAGCGTTAGTTTCGAAACCGTTAATAGGAATAGAAGGAGCAGTAACATGAGCAGCAGGCTTGTCGTCTGCTGTACTATTAGCCATCTTTACCATATTCTCAGCGAGAGTGTTGACAGCTGTAGAGAGCTTCTCGAACGGTACATTCTGGCTGTTCTCGTTCTTCTTTCCTGCATCATCATCGTCATCGCCTTCGCCACCTTCATCACCGTCAGGATCATCATCCTTTGACTTGTTAGCTTTAGATACGATGGCATAGAGCTCATTGATCTGCTTCTGATGCTCAGCCTGCTCGGCTGCACTATTCTCCGCAGCGAGGTCATCCATGAGAGTACTCTGGTACTCTTTCTGGTATTCCTCGCATAGAGTCTTGTACTCTTCCGCAGTAAGACTCTTGTTCTCGAATTTCTTGACGAATCCAAGTTTCTCGAGAACTTTGTTTAACTTTGCTTTGAAATTCATAAATCAATCATTTAAATATTAAAACAACTTAGATCAAACAAAAATAATATATTAGCTAAATCCATAAAGGCTTTGCGTCCCCATATAGGCCTCTCCCAGTTGCGCCACCTCCGCAATCGCCTCCAATAAGGTGCGCTTACCATCGATGAGACCGACTTCTTCTGCTGGAGCAGTATACAGACTCTCGCCCTGAAGTACCGGAGCATCATCATCCAGTTCTGCCAGTTTGGAACGCTGAGATCTCACATCTGCCAGGAACTGTTCATTCATCGGATCAAGAACATTCTTGATATAATCTTCAGACTTACCATCCTTCAAATCCTCGAATATCTTATTCTTCCGGCTGGAATTGGTAGCCTTCGCTACAATTTTCTTCAACCCCAACTTCTCGAAGTATGGCTCAAAGTTCCAGAAGGAACACATAGTACCGATGCATCCAACGAAGTCATGATTGGTAGTAGCGTAGAGCTTCTGGCCATGACAGCCGATGTAATAGGCTGCCGATGCGCAGTATTCTTCATAGATGGCAATGATAGGTTTCTTGGCGCTTCGCAGAGTCTCGCTCAAACGGTCCATGTACCATGCCTCTCCTCCAGGAGAATTAATATGAAGGAGATGAGCGGATATCTGAGGGTTATTCTCAGCAGCAATAATATCCTGTTCCAACTGTTTAGAAGAGAAATACCAGTAGCTGTTTGCTGTCACAACTCCGAATACACGATGATATGCGATTGTACCATCATCCAGAGATGGCGAATCGTATTCATCCGTGAGTTGTGCACTTTTCGTTTCATCTCTCTGCGATACCTTGGCAGATATCGCTAACAGCGCTTCATGCGTCTCGTACTGATAATATGTATGAGTCTTGAGATATTCCCGAATCTCAGGAATACTCATCGCCTGTTCGGCTTTTTTCTGTTCGAAGCTTACCACCGTGCCATTCAGTGGAAATGCAGCAACCATCAGCTGACGGTAGGCATCCTCAGTAATCCATAACGGCAAAGTGGAAAGCAGAAGGGTCTGTATTTCGTCCATCTTAATTAAGTTTTCCACAAAGGTACATATATATAATAGGTATAGAAAAGACCTTAAAACAATGGATTCGCGAGCATTTTACACTTGACGATAAGCTTTGCCTTGTTCAGATGTCTGACGAGCTGAACCTTTGCCGGTATTGTTTCTGTACCTATGTCATATGTACGTGCGCCAGGAAGTCCAACACTTGCGAGCGTGACGATAGCGCTGCGAGGAACCTTTAGTTCGTTAAAAATGCTCTCGTCCTCCGCTACATCGACAATAAATGTCTTACTACAATCCCAGTACACACCTCCATTTTCCTCTGTCATCGAAGGTTCGAATGTGAACGGATCGGTGCCGAGGATGATGTTTCTTTCTTTGCCTCCAAGAGAGGAAATCATTAAAAGACAGGAAAACTCTTTCATAATGTTAAATTTTAGAGTGATTATTGCTAATTTTTGAGTGACAGAAATTTGCACTCAGTATGTATTAAAAATAATTAAATACCCCGTTTTTTTTGGTATTTTCTGGGTGTTTTCAGAAAAAGCCGCTGGCGATAGCGATAAAAGTTCTTCAGGAGCGCATCGGGCGATATAGACCTCAGAGAGTATCTCCTGATGAAATTGTCTACCACATCCTGGTTCCGTAACGGCCTGCCCAGCTCTTCATTCTCAATCATGAGCCGGTGAAACTCAAAATTGAAGAGAAGTCGAATATGCTCTTCTATTTTTTTCGCCGCATTACTTGAAAGATAATTGAAGTAAGCCGGATCCTTACCAGGATGTCCATCCATCTTTGAGCGCCGTGAAGGCAGATATATCTTGAGATTACAGTCTTGCATGACGTCATGATGAGAGTCTGGCTTGGCCATACAATTCCACACCACATGATAGAGATCTGTGGTGTATGGTATTTTTACTCCGCCCGTTTCTGGCTCAATTTCTAGCTTTTTTTGAATATACTCTGCCAAATAGGGCTCAATTCTAACAGACGCTGTTCGTTTCGAGAGACGTTTTTTTCTTTCCATATCGTTTTTGCTTATTTTTGCTTCCTACCATCCTACAATCCTACAAATTGCAGGCTTACGAATGCAAAGATACTAAATTTCAGCGAGTTACGCAAATTATATCAAACATATTTTAGTCCTACGCACTCATTTTTTCGTTTCCTGCACGTCCTACAATCCCACAAAATGGGGTATTCTGTAGGATGAAATCTCCAAAAGTGCCAAAATGTAAAAATTTCCTATTTCCTACAACGTCCTACAATCCTACAGCATTTCCTACAAAACCACAAAAACACAAAAACACACATAACATACTGATAATAAGATAAATAGATAATAATAATAGTTTGAAAAGAAATGCATTTGTAGGATTGTAGGATTGTAGGAAGGCATTTTTCTGAAAATCATTTTCAAAACTTCGTTTTCTCGGTTATTTTTGAAATCTTAGGGGGTACGGGGGATTTTTCGCATCTGGAACACACAAAAATGTAAAGAAATACCCACGCTCGCCCTCCCGGGTTTACGTGGGTAAAAATATGCAAAATTCAACTCAAATTTATGCGGAAAACTTTTGGTTTTCTCGAATATTTTTTGTATCTTTGTATCGTTAAATTGGGGTAGTCTGCACCTTATATAAGGTAGTTTTCTGGCTCCTATCAGAACGGTTTATCTCCATTCTTGCCGGCGTCTGTTTCGTCAAATGGTATACTGCCAGGCTTGTACTGCTGGGTATTAATATCAGTATTAGCCTCCCTATTCGCCTCTGGAGCGTCCTGAGGGGCATTCTCGGCAGAGATATCTCCTCGTCTGAAGTCGATGTTGTACATCTCCATAAACTTATCATAGTCGATAATGATAGCACTGGTGGATGTAGAGCGTTCCTTGCGGACTCTCACCATCGTCTCCTGATCATCCTGCTTAGCAACTTCAACGGTCTCCTCCCAGGTGAAGCGGCGTGACGGTACGGTTCCAATATATGATGGATGAGAACGAAGATTCTGCTCCAGGGTAGATAATGTCGTATTCTCGCTGTTGTATCCACTTCTGTCATATATAGAATACACGCTGCTGAGACGAAGAAACAGAACATGTGCTCCTGGCTCGAAAGCGAACGTTTTCTTGTCTCCGTGCGAATCTTTACCCGTAACGCTCTTAGGCTGTTCGATGAGCATTTCTCGTCCAACAAGTACCTGCTTTGTGTCGATCATGTTGTTAACGGCATTAAAGAACATAGCGAGCTTGTCTGTGCTTCGGATCAGAGATAACTGAAACTTAATCTTCTCCTGTACCAGGGTAAAGAACTCCTCGTATGTAAACGGAAGCTTCAGATCCGAATATTGCTCCACCAGTTTAACCATTCCTAGGAATAAGGACGCTGTCTTCATTAGTCGGTCCATCTCTCCGGAATTGATTACATCACTCTTGAGCTCGCTGTACGCCTCTTGCTTGAGTGCACGGAAATGATCCATGACTGCCGGTCTGAGCGACAGTACTTCTAGTAATACGTTGGATAGCCCTATATTCTTCTCTATATTCTTGAGCTCTTCAAACAACTTTGTCTCCTCCGGTGTTCTATTCTTAGGCTTAGGAACCTCACAGATGATGACACGGCTCATCAGGGCGTTGTCATCTCGTTGAGGAGTCTCTTGTCCGCAAATGATTACAGGCGCAAACACCTTATCATTCTCGATATCTCTTCCAGATGTTCCGCGACGCTTCTGCTTACCGTCGCCGTCATATACTATACCCTTCAGAGCTTGAAACTTGGTGTCCGAGATATCTTTATTATTGTACTCATCGAGCACGACCGGAACATCCCTGAATGTACCCATGATGGTGCTCATGGCCGCATCAGTACCTGTATTGAGGTTGAATATCGGAATAGCAGGACTTATAAACAGAGATCGGATAGATATCGCAATCTGAGTCTTACCAGAAGGCATTGGTCCCATAAAAAATGGAGCCGTGAAAAGTCTATCCAGACAGTGGATATTACTTCTGAAGGCGCACATCAGAGCGAAAACTATCGCCCATTTACCATTATCATTAATTTTATACACCTTGTTCATTAACGATGCCCATTGTTCGAATGTGACCTGCTTGTTAACAGGTATATCTTCATACACGAGCTGAGATATCAATTCGTATTTATCAGATTGTCTCCCGGATCCGGCGTATATGGTAGAAAATGCAGGGAGATAGTAATTCATATGATTATGAGTCACCACGCCCAGCTCATTAACCTTCTCAAACACATATTTACCGTTTTCGTCTTCATGCGCTATACCGTTAGCGAATGCGAAGAACTGCTCATCAGTCTTTCGACTCATTCCTTCAGACTGCTGATTGCCATAAGTCTGTATCTCACGACATTGAACGAAGTGGCGACTCATATACTCCTTGATACGTCTCCACTGCCATTCTTCACCGTCTGTGAAGTTCACGCCTTCGTAGTTGATAAGAACATCCTCGATAGTACTCATCTTCTTTAGGGAACTCGACAGAACCTCAATATACAAGGGCTTATCGAAATAACGGCGGTTCACCTTCAGTACTCGCTTGTTCTGTTCGAAGTCTTCATTGAAGATATGGAGAAGTGGAACCATGTAGAAATCGGCTACCTGCGAGAAGCCTCGTCCATTCTTGTTCTGAAACATGTAGCATACCGGTATGCCCTGCTTATTCAGGCGAGGATAATACTTGCACTCGCGGAACATCTGGGCGTACTCGCCTTCTCTTGCGTAGCTCGGAACCTCATCGCCATCGAAATCGTCATCATACAGGTCATCCTTCAGTGCATTCGCTTTCATGACATTTTTGCGCTTGCTGACGAATGGCTTACGGATTTCATCGAACTGGCCCTTGGATAGCCCTAATTTACTACAGTAATGATTCTTGTTGACAGTTATCACGGTTTCCTCTGCATAACTAGTCAGTTCTATACACCTGGTAATGATCGGAACCTTGTCGCCCAGGAAACCAGACAGTAAATCTCCATGTATACGTATATAGAAGTCTATGAAGGATTCTACTTTATCCTCGTGCATGACTCTTATCTGCGAGATTCCTGCCTTGAACATCTCGGCCAGAGCGGAGAGGTAACTACTATCATCGCCCGTTGTCGTATCTATGCTGCAGCCTTCTTCTGTTGTGGCTAGATAGCAGCAGATTCGGCGGAGATTCTGAATATCGGTAGCCGACGGAACGCCTGCTACGTACACAATCGGATTATCTCCGTAAGACTCCATGAACGTATCGATGGAAGATGTTACGATAGCAGGCTCGTTATTTCTTAGGTTGTCCTTCAGGTCATCAAGTCCAAAAATACCCTGCTGCATATCCTCTTTCTTGAGATTCTCGACATTACGTCGGATATCCCGAACTTTATCTTCCAGAATAGTCATCTTCGTATCGAAATCCTTAGTCATGCTCTTCATATATTCAAGACGCAGTCCGGCGTCCTGCACGCATGCTACTAGGTTAGCGATAGTATTCATGGCTGAAGCGATTGTAGCCTCGTCCTTGCATCCGCGAGGAACCAGCATTCTTTTCATCGCTTTAGGGAATGTTTCGGTTGCATCGATTAATTTCTGTTTTACGCCATCCTTGCAGAGCTGGCCATAGCTGTCTGGGTCATACCCCTTCGGCAAGCGAACGCACCTGACGCTCGCTCCTGCCGTCAATAATAGTTCACTATTCTTGATGGCAGCCTTAATCCCTGCGCTGTCCGCATCGTAGATCATTACAACAGACTGGGTAAAGCGCATAATGAGTTTTACCTGATCATCGGTAAATGCTGTTCCCGATCCACCGATAACGTTCTCGACTCCATATTTATGCAGAGTAATGACATCGAACTGTCCCTCTACGAGATAAGCAAAACCCTCTTTCGCTATCGCCCTTTTTGCTTGGAATAGTCCGAAAATATGTCGACCTTTTCTGAAAATGGGCGTTTCCCCGGTATTAACATACTTACCAATTTTGTCATTCGGAGTGACAATTCTTCCGGAAAACGCAACAACTCTTCCAGACACGTCGTAAAACGGGAACATCACGCGGTCTCTGAAGAAGTCATAGTTCCTACCATCTTGAGACTTGCCTACAACTCCAACATCCTCCAATATCTGCAGACTGTACCCATTCTCCACGAGATACTTCATCGCTACATTGCCATTCGGAGCATAACCAACTCCATATTCCGCAAGCACCTTATCCGTATACTCGTAACCGCGTTTCTTAAGAAAGCTCTCTGCTTGTGAGATATTACCCTGATAGAACTTAGCTGCAGCAGCAATGGCTATACGGCGAGATTCAAGCAATTTATACGCAGCGTTTTCTTCCGGAGTAGATTCTTGTTCCGGAAACTCAACATCAGCGAGCTTGCAAGCTATTCGCAATGCCTCATTAAAAGTTATCTGGTTGTATTTCTGTAGAAAGTCAAGGACGTCTCCATGTTCACCACACACGAAACAATGATACGTTTGCCTAGCCTTATTAACCATCATCGAAGGATGGCTGTCATTGTGGAACGGGCAGATACCCTTGTAATTAATGCCCGCCTTCTGAAGATTAATATAGGCGCCTATCACATCAACAATATCAAGTTTACTCTTGACATCGCTAATGAAGTCTGAGTTGATTTTCATATTTCTTATTTTGTTTAGTCGAACAGATTGAGCTGTAGAGAATCGAATGCTTCAGATATCGTAATATTGAAGTATGCTGCCACAGCTTTATACTCTTCTGGTTTTATAGCCTTACGGCCGAAGAAAATATCCCAGTATCTTACCTGGTTAATACCAGTCTCCTTAAAAAAGAACTTGCTTGGATGAAAGTCCTCAAGATGACGGAAGCGATACTCAAGCAACTTCTTCAGGCGATTCTCCTTAACAACCTGATGCTTGTCGTCCAACCTATGGCGAAGCGCATATAATCGAACGGCCATTACGGAACGATTGAGTTGTCGGGCCATATCCTCAAGGCTCATTCTTCCGTAATTTTCCACCAGGTATGCAATTTCGTTTTTGTTCCATTTTCTATTACTCATATTCACATATTGTTCTATCATTAATATACTCGACGTATCTCTTTAACTTGAGACAGAACCGGCCATTAATGCAAGTTCTGCCTTCTTTGCAAATAACGCATTTCTCAGACATAAGCTATTTTGTTTTTATATGCTCCAGGTAATATGCTGCCACCTGCGCTAGCGATCTTAGCTGGAGCTTAGCCTTAATATTCTCCCTATGTCGTTGCACGGTTTTGACAGATATATAAAGCCGGTCTGCGATCTCCTGTGCGCGCAAGCCTTTAGATATAAGTTCCACTATATCTAACTCACGATCAGTAAGCTTAGAGTCTAGTTTAGGCTTACAGATGACACCCTCCATTCTGCATTCGCCACGTAACGGACACTTGACCTCCTCAAAATGAAAGAAACCGTCTGCATCGATATCAGGAGTATGTGCATCATATTCGCCGAAATTACATCTGCAGAACCTAGATACAATGTTGAATTCATACACCTTGCGATTTAGTTCGCTCGCCGTATACTGGTCACACAGAGCTCTGAAGGCTTGAGGGTATCTAGTTTTGATTAAGTCTAGCATCTCCTCGATAACTTCGCGGCTGTCGGCTGTAAGTTCCTGGACAGGTTTGCCCAGCTGCTTATACATAACATCACCTTCTGGTGTATTGTAAAACTCGACTGACTCCATACTTACTCCTCCGGAAAAAGTTCGCTCTCCTGCATACCTAGATACTCAGCGACAATTCCTCTGCATAGAGCGTTCGGCTTAGACTTGCCTTGAATCCATCTGTAGACGGAATTATTAGATACCTTGCATTTCTCCGCAAGTGCTTCCACTACCTTACAACGAGGGTATGGAAGACTCTTCATGTACTCACTAAAACCCATATTTTTTTAAATTTTTGTTTGAAATCATCATTATGTGCGACATTTTTTGTATATTTGCACCGTGAGAATAATTCTCACGGTGCAAATATATAACATTTCGGTGATACCACCAAACATTTCACTGATTATTTTTATATTTTTCAGCATTTTGTTTGAAATTTACATATTATGAGTACAGAAAAAGAAAAAGAAGTAACCGAAACTATCAATGAACGCGTAAACAGCATCATTGAAAAAGAGGGGCACACCATTGCTACATTCGCAAAGAAGATTGGTGTACCATGGACCACGATCAAAAATATCGTATCTGGCAGAAATGCCCCTAGTTACGACATTATCGTGAAGATCATTAACGCCGTCGATTGGGTAGACGCTAATTACCTAATCATGGGAGAGAAACTCACGAAAGGCAACCAGGGAAACCTGTTGACAATCGTTGAGAGACAGAACAAGACTATCGAGAGCCAACAGAAAACGATCGATAGGCTTACAAAAAAAATGTTGGAAAACTAAGATTTTTATTGCACCGTTTTGCGAAAAATGAGTCATTTTACCAAACATTTGTTTTGTAACAATCACACAACTGTTTGAGTATCTGTAACTTGTTTGATACGCAACTCGGTGCATTTTCGGTGTTATATATGTAAAAATCGGAAATATCCTAGTTGATTATCAGATAATTACACTGCAGATTTAGGGATAATAAAACATCAACTTTTTTGTTTTTTCCTTTAAATCCGAATCGAAATCATCAAGAATCTTTCCGGATTTGAATGCAAAAGTACACAATCTATCGGAGATAGAAGACAAATGGTTAGGATAAATCGATTTTCAGTTGATTTATTTGTTCATTCCAACATTTTTTAGTACTTTTGCCCACCAAATTACGAACA